TGTTGGTTATACAAAGCTTATGATAAAAGCTATAAATTATCTAAGTCAGTATGCTCCAGTAGATGTTGTTATCATCGGAGGGAATCATGATTATGAACGTATGTTTTATGCAGGAGAAGTATTATCTGCATGGTATGCAAGAGATAAGAATGTTACAGTAGACAATAGTACTGAAGGAAGAAAATACTATGAATACGGAACTAACATGATTATGTTTACTCATGGGGATAAAGAGAAGGCTGCGAATATGCCACTTATAATGGCAACAGAACAGCCAATGATGTTTGCACGAACTAAGTTTAGAGAGGTTCATTGTGGGCATCTGCATAAGGAAATGGTTAACGAGTACAGAGGAATCAAAGTAAGATTTATTCCCTCGATATGCGCTAACGATTCTTGGCATAAGTTGATGGGGTATCAAGCATCAAGATGTGCTCAAGCATATATATGGAATAAGGCAAAGGGGTGTGAAGGTTATTTACAGATAAATATTTAATTAATGGCAATAAATTTAAACACAATAGTATACGATATAGTTAATACAGCTTATGGTGGAGAGAGTTCAGATGATGCATCTCTCAGTTTCCGTCAAGTAGCGTATTGGGTAAAACAGGAAAGATCTCTGTTATTATCCCAGATAATGAGTAAAAGAGTAAGAGTTCCAGCTTCTTGTATAGAATACTTAAACTGTATTTATCTTACACCTGTAGATGCTTCAGAGTGTTGTGAAGTAGATATGGGAGTACATGTATTAAAATCAATTAATCCAATTCCTACTACTGTCCAAAGAAATAATAGGGATAGTATTATGGCTGTAGAATCTTTAGATGGAGAACGAGCTTTCTCAGAAACAACTTCGACTCGTCGTAAATGGAATAAATACAATAAATATACTAGTTCGAATTATCGTTGGTATATAAAGAATCAATACTTATACATTAGCTGTGATTTACGTCTTGATGCCGTCTCGATGACAGGAGTCTTTGAAGACCCGGAAGAAGTTTGGAAAGTAAACCATTGTACATCTGCCTCTAACCCTATCATTTCAGCCTGTGAATATGATTGGGATTTTCCTTTTCCTATATCTTATACATTAGCAGAACAAGTAAGTAGTATGATACTACAAAAAAGAATTAATATTATTTTAAGTACACCAAGCGATGAAACGAATAACGCAAAAGACGATGCAGGAACCATGCAAGGACCTGCTCAACAACAAGCCCGCACCTAGTTGTACACTAGTTAATGCTTATCAGGAGTATGATGACTTCTATAATGTTGGGTATAAAAAGTATAGAGCAATTTGTGAAAGCTTTAATAAAAAGCTTATAGACCAAATTCTTCTAAACGCTAAAGAATTTAAGATGCCTAATAGATTAGGATCTCTTAGAATCTTAAAAAAAGAAATGAATTATTCTGTAGGCAAGAATAAGTTAAAGATAGATTGGAAAGAAACAAATATGCAGAAGAAAGTTATTTACCATCTAAACGATCATACTGATGGGTTTAACTATAGATGGTTCTGGTCAAAGAAAAATGCTATAATAAAGAATAAGACTGTTTATAGTTTTCAGGCAACCAGAACAAATAAAAGAAAATTAGCAGGATTATTAAAAACTAAACAGGTAGACTATTTTGAATAACGATAATGATTTATAAATTTATATCCATAAAAGAAATAATAGAAGGCGTATATAGAGATACTTCTATCCACGAAGAGTTAGACATTTGGGACGTAATTGAATGGGGTGGAGAAGCACTAGAATTAATCGGAGCCGGATTACAATACGAAGAATTAATAGCTGAGATATGTGTGAAAGAGCATAGAGCTCCCTTACCCTGTAATTTACATCTCCTAGATTCTATCTCTTATAATGGTTCTCCTTTAAAACAATGTACTGGAACCTTCGGTGCTATCTCTACAGAACCACCTACAAGTACTAATCTAAATATTATTGATGGTAAAGAGGTAGATACACAAAACTTTCCTATGCATGGAAATTCTTCTGTGGGAGGTTCTCAAGATTGTTACTATACAAATGATAATTTCATAGTAACATCATTTGCTTCAGCTTGCCTGCTTATGGCTTTCAGAGGAATCAAAGTAGATCATGATGGGTATCCAATGGTTCCTGACAATGTTAGTTATAAGAAAGCTTTAAAATCTTATATTACTATGATGCTTGATCGGATTAATTGGAGAAAAGGTACAGCACCAGAAGCTATCTACCGCGATAGCCAGAGAGACTGGGAATGGTATGTTAAACAAGCTCGAGGTTCAGCTAATATGCCAAACTTAGATATGATGGATAATATAAGATTACAATGGGTTAAACTGAAACCTTCTCAAACGGCACATCAAACCTTTTATACAGATTTAGGTAACTCAGAAAGAAGACTTGTAGGATAATGGCGAAAGACGATAATAAACCTCAAGCTCCAATTAGTGTAAATACTTTTTCAGGAGGAATGAATAAAGATATATCAAAGTATGTCTTACCTGCTAATGAGTATTACGATGCGTCTAATATTAGGATTGTAGCAGATTCTGGTAAAGAGTCAGCAGCTTTAGTAAATATCCAAGGAAATGAATTTTCTATTGAAATTCCATGTAGTCCCTCAGTTTTTGAGCTTACACTAGATGTAAATATTAATTTAACAGGGGTTCCGTGGTCAATTACATTTTCTTTAAATGTTGCTATGGTCGGAGGAACAGATGTTTGGTCTCTTACTGTAGCAGGAACGGGCGGGAATCCAGTACAATCTATAGGTACTGCTCTTCAACTTGGTACAGGATGGCTGTTAAATGGTGTGGCAAGTGCTACAGGCCCAAATAATGTAGCTGGAGGTGCATCTGGTTTCTATTGGATCTACGATCAGTCTTCAAAAAGAATTATATTTTGGGGTAAGCCTAGTATGCCAAACCCATTACTGCAACCAACTAGTCTTCCTATGGGAGTATCAACAGTACAACAGGTGATAAGTATAGGCATCACCGGAAATTATACTGTAATAACTACACTAGCAAGTCCTCAATGTTCCGTGTCTATAATTGGATATGCAGTGTTAAGAGATAGCATATATCTATTTACAACATCTCATGATGGAGGAACGCCTAGCGCTGCTGGAGGTCCGGGACAGATTTGGAAACTTGATGTGCTAGAAGGTATGCAAACTGTAGGAGGGATCTTAACATACATACAATGTATATATACTAGAGACCAATGTATTAATTTTACTAAACAGCATCCTATTGAAGCTTTAGGACGGTATGAAAAAATAGATATTCAAGGTATATATTGGACTGATAATTTTAATCCTCCTAGAAAACTTAATGTAGCAAGTGCTAATGCAATGTCAGTTCCCTGCGAATTTTTAGATTTAGCTCCAAAAACAGGTTTTAGTATACCTATACTTGATTCCATACCGAATGGGGGAGAAGTCTTAAGCGGAGTTTACCAATTAACTTATAGATATAAAAATTCAGAAGGACAAGTAACAGATTGGTCTCCTCTGTCTAATTTAGTTCCGATGTTTAAGACTACTGACGCAGACAGATATTGTGAAATACAAGGAGGAGAATATGATATGGATACTCTGAAAGGAACTTCAACGGGGAAAAGAATACGGTGGACAATATCAGATTTAGATACTTCGTTTGAGTTTATTGAATTATGTGCAGTATACCATTCAGATGATATTCCTGGGAATGAGCAGTTTTATATCTTCCAGGAATTAACAAATGGATTAACAGTCCAAACCGTTGAACATACTGGGAATGAAGATTTTATTCCTCTCACTGCTATTGAATTTATTACTGGTATTGGGGCAACATTCGAAACGGTAAAAACCTTATCTTCAAAAGATAATAAATTATTCTTTGGAAATATTGTAAATACAACATTTCATATTGAGTATGATGCAAGAGCTTATAGATTTGATGTGGGACAACTAGGACAACTTGATTCATTATCTGATTTACCGGTTGTTGTAAATGGAGCTTTGCCTTATACACCGGCGCCAGGACAGACTGCTATTGATTTAGTTCCTACTCAGCATGATTGTATTAATCCCTATAACGATGAGAATCCTGCAACGAATCCAAATTGGTTTGCTTCTGATCAATATCTATTTCAAACAGATGGTCTAACTTTAGGCGGAGAGGGACACAATATTAGTTATAAGTTTATAACAGAAACAAATGAAGAGGATACTATTAATGATTCTATACAACCAGGAGCACAATGGCAAAATCCCTATATACATAGTTTTGTGTGGTGTGATATTAATCAATTTCAACCGCAGGCACCTTGTTTTGCTTTTCCAGTAACACAGTTACCGGGAACAAGAAATCTTGGTATTCCTAATCAAGTTTATAATATGAATAATACTTTTGATAATATGAAGTCTCCGTTTAAATGGAGTCTTTATGGGTCTTACGCTAGGGGAGAAACTTATAGATTTGGTATTATTTTTTATAATAATAAAGGTCAAGCAAGTTTTGTAAATTGGATTGGAGATATTAAAATACCTTTTTCTTACCAAAGTGGGGCAGGAAATCCTTTTGGGCAGTTCCAGGTGAGTACTTGGATAGGGCATGCATGGAGCCCAACTTTTCTGCATACAGACGATTCAACTGGATTTCGAGCTACAGAATCTTGGGAAGGAATACTTTATACAAATCAAATCGGACTTGAATTTTCAGTTAATTTAGATCCAGCAACCTCGGGTATAAATGTAACAGCTTTAGGAATTACCGGTTTTTCTATCGTTAGATGTGATAGAACAGATAGCGATAAATCAAAATTTGGACATGGGTTAGCCCATACTGTAGATAAATTGCAGATGGACGAAACTCAATGGGATAACATGCCTAATCCTGAACCAAATCTATGGGGAGTTACTAATAGTGACTCTGTACTAATTCCCTCTTGCGGACAATATATTCAATGGTGTGGTGGCCCGTATCTAAACTACTGCGATGCAGCAACTTATAACGCAAATAATGCTAATGTCTGTGATAATGCTCCTTTTTTTCCAGCTGGTTGGTTAGGATACAAGTTATGTAAGACTAGAAAAACAGAATTATTGCTATATGGTCCCCTCGGTTGGAAAAATAGTGATACTACTAATACAGGTAACCTAGATACTGGGTTAGGGATAAGTAGTATGATAAGCCAAGGTGATTATCTAAAGATAGAATCTGTAATGGCGCCTCAATATAATTATGGAATGGGTATGGGAGGCTGGATACCTACTAATATGACTGGTGTACAAATACCTTGGAAGCGTTATGGTAATAGCTGGTTTAAATATTACTATGGAGTTAATATGGTTGGTGGTATACTGGGAGCAAATCCTATAGCCTTATTGTATAGCTATACAAATGGAATACCTAGCTCATTAACTGCACAAGATCCTGCAAATAATAGAATGCATATTAATTGGGGAACACATGTAGGAGATGGTTTATTTATTCCAGCAAATATTGATTCAAGTCTAGATTTTGCATTTAATAATGTTAGCCATCCCGGGGAAGAACTAAATTATTCGATATTATCTCCTGGTAATAACTGGATAAGTAATAGACCACATTCTATTGGAAGTGAATGTTATCTCTTTACACTTGATGATGCAAGTCAATGGCTGGGAGCTAAATGGTTAATGGGATCTTCATTAGATGCTTGGTCAACTGCATGTACATGGCCTGCTTATAGAGGTATATTTAGTTACGAAAAATATAATATTCCTTATGGAGGAAATACATTTGCTAATAGAGCTAATTCAACTTATATATCTAGTAATAATTTTTATCCTATTACTCCCCTAACATTACTAACAGTACCTATAGTATCAGATTGTTGGGGAGGCGATGTACAATGTCAGTTATATGATTTTAATATGTATGAAAAGAATTGGGGACAGACTCCATTTAGGAATTGGGATACTCTTGTAGCTGACGGATATACTGGTGGTGGATTATTAGATAGCGGAGGAGGATGGGGAGACTCTAATTGGGGGATACAATGGAATTGTATATACCCCGCCGAAGTTCACTTAAGAAATGTTTTATGGAGAACAGGTTACCACTTTAATAGTAAGGCGGATGGGAATGATAATGTTCCTGATGATGGAACTCTGTTACATGATGAGTTTTTACTTATGTCAGCCTATAATACAAACGATGATATACGTAACTATTTTCCAAAACCGTTAAATGTATCTTTGGGTGACGAGTTTGATACTAGAATTTATTATTCTGAAACTAAAATTAACGGAGAAGCTGTTGACTCATGGGCGGTCTTCTTACAAAATAATTATAAAGATGTAGAGGGAGTCTATGGGCCAATTAATAAACTTATACGGCTCAATGAAACGATGTATTATTTTCAAGATACTGGGTTTGGTGCATTGTCTGTTAATCCGACAGCAATGATACAAGCTGATGATGGGACTTCTTTACAACTAGGAACTATAGGCTCAGGTGCTGGAGCTTTTATACAAAGCTTTAAATATATATCTACTCTATTTGGAGCAAAGCAACAGTGGGCTGTAACACATTCCGATAATGCATTATACTTTTTTGATATAAACCAACGCAAGCTTTTTACTTATAGCGGTGAAGGGACATTACCAGTATCTGATCTAACAGGACTTCATTCCTATTTCCAAGATCATTTAATAGGGACGGTGTTAACCAAAGATAATCCAATTCTTAAAGAAGGAATTTCATGTGTGTATGACGCTGAGAATAATGAGGTATTATACACATTTCATGATAAAGGATATGCCAAACGATATGATAATAATATTATATTTCATCAGGTTGCAGGTGTTACTCCTAATAGACTTATAAGTATAATAATACGTCCTTCGAGTAATACATGTAACGAATGTATGACACAAAACTGTAATGATTACGGATCTCTGGGATGGCCGGCCCCAGGGTCGGGATGGATATATTTAGATGATATTTATATTAATAATATAGGACCTTTTAGTGGTGTAGTCGCTGGCATGATTGGGTGCCCGGCCCTACCTATTCCTAATCCTAATCCGCAGGGATTTGTATTTGGAGATATAATGATATGGCTCTTTGAACCTTGGAATAATTTTCCTCCCGGAATATTACCAGATGCTAAGTTTAATGATATTGATTTCGCTAATATGCAAACTCTCTCAATGGGATGCGGGATAGGGACTAATAGTTTTACTGTAGCCTATAACGAGTTAGTAAAAGGTTTTACATCCTTTTATGATTTTCATCCTAGTATTTATATAAATAGTGGTAAGTATCTTTTAACTCCTAATACACAAAGTAAGTGTATGAGTACAGGAGAGTTTGGTGAACATCAATTATATATGCATGGTCTTGGGTCTTATGGAAGATTCTATGATATTATATACCAAAGTAGTGTAACACTAGCATCTAATATGCAGTCTACTCTAACTAAGGTTTTTGATAATGTATCGTATCATATGGAAAGTTTATGGATTGAAGGTAACCAAGATAATTGGTGGAATTCAGTAGGAGCTCCACCATCATTAGGTCTTAATGGAGGATCACCCTTTTTAAATGTAGTAGATATACCAGGTAATACCTTTGATACAATCAGATTTTATACTGATTACCAAATGACCGATTATGTAACATTGGTTCCAGGAACAAATGTTAGGAAGATAGAACGAGAGTGGCAGATGATGGTCCCAAGAAATATAATGAATGAAAATTTAATAGACGCAGATATTTTTAATGTCTTTAATTATAATCCTAATAGATTGTTTAAAGATCGAATGAGAGATAAGTATCTATTTATTGATTTAATTTATAATAATTTTGATAGGGAGACAGGAGAACCGAGAAATATTAAGTTTATATTACATTATTTTAAAACATTTTTTAGACCTTCTTATAGATAATTAGGTTATATAAAGATTTTTTAATAGTTTTGTAAGTTATTTAAAATAATGCTAATGGCAAATAAAAAGAAACTACGTAGTAGCGATGAGTACTGGATGAAATTTGGAGGCAGTCTCCAGAAAATGAATTTTGGAGGTATGCCTAGAGGATTAGGTAAAGATCCATCCAGATCAATGCCTACAGTGTTACCTAAAGCTGCGTTAGGTTATAGTGGTATGCGTTCTACTAACACTCAACCAAATTATGCAGATGCTGTATCAAAGCAGAATCAAAATGCTGGTCAAGGAATTGGAGTTCTAGGCGATTCAAATGTATTGCAAATGTTTGGTCCTTGGGGGATTGCGGCTGATATGGTAGTAGATGGTATTGGATTTGCTGGTGATGTAAAACAACATTCAGATAATATACAAGGTGCGTACACCGCACAAAGTACTCTAGATAATATTACTAAAGACGGAGCAAATAAAGATAGTCTCGATTTATCAACTAGAACAAATGCTTTAACTCCTTTAGCTAATTATGCAGGAGCTACTGGGCCAGATTTTATGACTGACTTAGCGCCTGAGTTAGCTCAAGGGGCAGGTGCTCTTGCAAAATCCGGGATGAAGGGAATGTTTAGCAAAGGTGGAGGAGGAGGTGGAAGTAATGGAACAGAAGGAGATGGAATAATTAATGATGGTACTGGTGAGGGTGAATTATTGGCTGCATTTGGTGGAAGAATGGCGCTTGAGTCAGGAATGGATCTCAAAGACTTACATCGAATTAAAGCTATGGGAGGAAGTCTTAGCCAACTCCCAGG